GCCTTACCTAGTAAATCGCTCAACATTGCGTAGCTGAAGTACTCAGGATAGTATTTGTCAATGTCTGGAGTCATTAACCTATCTTCTTCCTCAACTATTAATTGAACCAAAAATGATTGCTTCATAAGCTATCCTTCACAACTTTCAAATAAGTTTTGTAAACAAAATCCTTAACCCATTTCGAATCTGGCTCATCGCGCAAAGTGCTCACCTTATGAGCTTCAGTGAGATCGGCAAGTCCTTGCTCGATCATCTCGGCAACTTTCTCATAGGGAAGCTGGCCCAGCTTGATCTGAAGAAGAAGCTCTCTTTCTGGCCTTGGAAAGGTTACCTTCCCAGTCTGGAGAAGCTCTAGGGCCTCAGCATTGACTCGAACAGCATGTGATAGAGCCTTCCAGTCAACTCCGCCAGCAAGGTGAGCTTTGTGGGCTCTTTGGCCATACCCATCCAAGATCTTACCGAAGATTTGTCGAGCATACTTTACCGTAGCATGAAAGGGAACTTTTCTACCACAAACGTGCAGATGGGGCTCTTCTGTGCCGTTTGGCCCTTTGATACGAACAACTTCAATAAGAGGAGTCTTCTCAAGAGAAACAAGTTCTTTTGACTCCTGAACTAGCTGGTCGATCCTGTGATCGTAATACATAAGCTTGTCCAGGTACCCATCTGAAACGATCAAAGAATCCAACATGGCAACTGTATTTTTCAGCGCATCCATTCTGGAACCTTTGATGCCGTACTTGGCCGCTTGCTGGCGAGCGTACCCGACAAAGGCATTCACATTGCGAGTCAAAAGCTTGTCCAGATTCTGGAATATTTCAGTCATGATCTCGGCACCAAACTCATCTTGAATGTCATCAACGCTCATTCCATAAACCATATCGAGCGCAACGGTTTGGCCCTCAGTCAAAAGCTCAAGAAAGCGATCAAGACTAAAGACCTCGATGTCGATATCGTCTTTAGTGTTTCTTTCGCAGTCTTTCTTTTTCCTAGAAATGTTGATCGTATCTTTGTAGTTGTGGAGAATAATTTCCATTGCCGTAGGAAGGTAAATAGCCTTCATATCCAAATCTGACTCTGGAGTATTTGTCCCATAAAGATGGCTTCCAAATTTCATTTCGACAATTTTGTTCATTTACCATTCCTCAGCCATTGCTTAAAAATTTCAGCTCTACCAGGACAGAACTGTAGTGAATCTTCTAGAAACGTATACCTGCCGGACTGTTCGCTTAAAGAGTAAGCTACCATCCAGGCTCCTTGATAGCAACCCCATTCTGCAGCATTCTTTGCTCCCTCCAATCGCTTTTCCTTAGAAACAGACCAGTAGGTGGAATATCCAATCACAAGACCTATTGTTAAACCAATTAAAAATTTAAGCATTGTTCTCACCTCTTTTTGTCCTCAAGCATTCGGGGCACAGCGTAGGGAAAGGGCAGGCTACTACACAATTATTGCATTCCTTGCACTTATCCGCTGGACCGATCACTTCTAGAGAATCAAAATCTTCTTTCATCGTTGGCGTTTCGAACTCTGCGCCAAATCGCCTGTAAATCTTCAGTTTGAACTCATCTGGCTGATTAGGAGAAATGGTCGGATGAGAATCCCGATTCCTGAGCTGCTGAGTAGCCTTTTTGTGAGGAGTGGCAACCCACACAACTTCGCAACCCACATTATAGCGCCTAGCCAATTGAATCAAAGCTGCTCGGTGCTTTTTAGTATGATTACACCGATCAGCAACTACACCCTTGCCCTCTTTCAGATGTTTTTCTACAGCCTCAAAGAACTTCCCACGAGATCCGAGATCATCTTGAGAGGCTCGATAAAATGTAGGGTAGTTCTTTTCTGCCCAGGTGGTTTTGCCTGAGCCTGGAAAGCCTACCATGATGATCAACCTGTTCTTCACTGATGATGCTCCCCATTGTGGCTGCAGTCGTTACATTGAGGAGTTCTGCAGTATCTGAAATTCTCTACGCGCTGACAATACTCAATAGCATTCTTGCCGCATTTAAAGCAAAAAAGATCGTGAGCACTGCAAACATACAAATCTTTATTTTCGGGACCACCACCTCGAACCAAAACCTCGGCTGAGTTCTCGCAAATAGTTGAGTGAGTCGGTCTAAATTGGCACATCGAATTCATTTCTTGTCTCCCTTAGTAAAAGCGATCTTTTTTGGAGCGAACAGCACCAGCTTTACCATTTCGGCCTTCACCTTTTTTACATAAGGGAATAGGTGAGGGTTTTTCACCTTCCTTGCGTTAGCCGGACCATAATTATAGCATATCAAATAGGTCAAGTCTTCCTTGTGGTGGCAAGTCTTTTGGTAGGCGGCAATTTTTTGAATGCCAAGCATAATGTTGGTCTCTGGGGACTTGATCTGCTTTTTGGTGAACATCGGATAAAATTCTGGGCGAATCTGAAAGACACCAAGCTCCCCAATGCTGCCAACAGCCTCGGTGTTGAAATTACTTTCAACCGCCGCTACGCTGAGCGCGACATTCGGGTCAACGTTGAAAATTTTCGAATACGCGATGATCAGCGATACAATTAATTCTTTTGCCATTAAATACCTCTTTCAACAGCATACTCAAAAGGTTAAGAAATGTCAATCGAAGGGTACAATTTCTGTATAACCATAGAATTCTATTAAACGTTTTAGGGTTTGCTCAAGCTCAGCATTCGGCCCACAAACCTCAGGTCTGAGCATATAGGAAGCGCAAACAGCCAACGGTACCGAAGTGAGCATACACAAATTTAAAAGAACTGCAGATGGAGTCATCCCCAATTCTAGATCATTCTTGATCTTTTTCAGTGATTTATCCAAAGTATTTTTGAACCTTGGACAGTCCAGTCTCATGCTACACCAGTCAAAGTGTCAGCATCAGCCGTGAAGATGAGGCTTTTGAACATACCGAAGTGGGCTCTTGTGTGGCCTTTGACTTCCATATCTTCCAAAGCAAACTTGATCTCGGACAATTCGAAGTTACACTTTCTCACCATGTGAGTTACGACTTCCTTCAAAGTACCGTAAAACAGTATGGTATCAGATCCTTTCAAGGTCCACGAACCGCTAATGTTCATCACCAGATCATAATCTGTGTGCTCTACTCTTTCGAGCATAAAATGTCCTCCTACTAAGCAGTTTACATGACTGACTCTAGAAGTCAATTAAAAAATTTTCGTGAAAGCCGAAATTCTTCAAAAGTTCATGATACACTTGATATTGATACTCGCTTATCCCTATCTGCTGTGTTGTCGATGTAGTATCATTTATATTAAAGGCCAGAGGTGTGTCATGATTGACAAAATTAAGCAATTGATTCAAGATATGAACAGCAAGGGAATCCCGATTCCGCTTGCGCGGGATCCAAAGACTGGGAGAGGAAGCTTGACTTTCACTATGCCAGTTGTTTCTTTTGGTATTTGCGTAGTCCTTCTCGCTGGGAAGGCTGCAGATAAATTGGGCGGTATCGATTACGACAACGCTCTGTGGCTTTTGGGTTTGACTCTCAGCACTTATCTGGGAAGACAGTACCAAAAGAATGGTAAGCAATTTACCCTTGGTGACAAGGTGAAGTCTGGCGATTCAGACGACAAAGGAGATTTGAATGCTTGAGCTGATCAGCAAAGCATGGCAAGACAATAAAGGCAAGTTCCTCTTGGTGGCAATCCCTGTGGCCATTCTACTCCTGGCTTCATTGGTAATGAAAGGTTGGAGATCCTATCTAATTTCATCAGCTAAGAAGCTTTTGGAAAAGGCTGTGGCCAAAGATAAGCAGCTTTCTGTGGAAGCTGAGAAAACTGATCAGGAAGCTAATGATCATAAAGCCAAAGCCGATGAGCTTGGAAAGAAAGCTGACGCCATTGAAGATGATGCTGATTGGAACAAAAAGGTATGATAGGTAAGATCTTTAGATTTTTGCGGCGTTTGGCCCTCACAATTATCGTTCTTGGGGTTGTGGGAGGTATAGGTTTCTTTGCAGTTCGCCAATATCGAAGGCACGTTCCGGTCATGCTTGTGGGCTCCTGTCTCATTTTTGATATTCAGCAAGGTGAGGGCGAATCAACCGAGCTTGGTGCTGGTCGAATCATGAAAAACGACATCCAAGGAGGAACAGCGACTATCGCCACGTACTTCATGGGCTTCTACATTCCTTTAGAAGTGAGTTTAGAGTCCCTTAGGTCAAAAGGGTTCATTGAGGTGAAGTGTGAAGAAGTTGACAACTAATCTAGTCGTGTTTTTTCTTACTCTCTCCGTTCCCTTGAAGAGTTTTGCTGCATGTGATTTTGCAAAAGACATCAAAGAGAATCAGGACGGAAGCTACACTTACACAAGAGATTGCCACATCGAAGTTGGCAAGAGAGTCAAGAAGCTCATTCTGGTTGAAGAGCAGATTGTAGAGCTTGAGAAGACAATCGAGCTTAAAGACTTAGCTTTGGTAAAGCAGAAAGAACGAGCTGACATGTGGATGAATACGAGCTTTACCTTGAACGATAAGCTCCAAAAATACGATGCTGCGGCAAGCACCGATAAGACGCTTCATTTTATTATAGGAGTGGGCGTAACAGTTCTGTCTGTTTGGGCTGCTGGTCAATTACGTTAGTTTTGTCTCAAAAAACCGTTGTCAGTTTTATATTCTATCAGACAGAACAGGTCTGGCCTGGAAGCCACAATAAGCCTGAGATCTTCTGCTTGGATAGTATCCTGGTTAAAATCTCTTACCAGTTCTGCGTATTCGCCGCCAAGTTGGATCAGGTATTCATATTGTAATTCAGAACAAATTACCCCTTTAGAGAGCCAATTGTTTCTTCTGGTAACATCTTTATTGTTTTGTTTTAGGATTTCTACACAAAACCAGCGGTAGACAAACCAAAGAAGTTGTAGGTAGCCATATTCAACGATAGCGTATTCTTTAAAGCAGTAGTCTAATGCTTTGAGCTTCTGCTCAAGGGTGACTTTTGTGCAATCATAAATCCAATAGTCCTCTGAGGGATTGTTAGTATATAGCCTTTCAAGCGGCCCAAGTTGGACAACCATTCCAGCCTCTTGAACTGACGCTTGGTCGCCATAATTTCTGGCCACAATAAAAGCATGAGATATTTTACTTTTAGTAAAAAAACGAATAATGGCCGGTAAAAATCCTTTTTTATTATTACTAAATCCGATCATTCCTTCTTTATTCATACTATTCTTTTTTTCCCCACCAAATATTTACAAATACTTTTGTAGCTGTTGACTCGGCTTCTTTTTTGAAGCGAAGGAGTAGGTATGTGCCTCCTAGCAAGAGCCCGTACCCCCCTATTGGCTCGACTTCAATCCAGCCAGTCCCATTGGATTTTGGCTCGAAATACCAGCCCCGATTGGCGGTTGGGACATCTTCGTCATGATAGGAGGCTAGTACTGTGTTGGGACCATAGCCAAGAAGATTGTCCACGTCTACCAAAGATACGCTTAACACTTTATCTCCAGGGCAAAACGCATTCGTAAACGCATTTCCACCAGCAATATATCTTCCATCGGAAGGAATAGCAATAGAGATCTCTACTTCTCCCGCTTCATCGAATTCTTCTTCGGCGCAAGCCATTTTGAGTCTTTTGTCATCCTTTTCAAATTGGGTGACCACCTCTTGCTTAGAGGAAGAATTTGCAAAGTCTTTGTAGTCAGTCTCGAATTCTGTAACATCTGTTCCAGAATCCTTGAGAAGAGAACTTTCAAAAACACCCTGGCTGTCTGTATAATAACACAGGTAAAATCCGTCTCGATCTATATATCTAAGTTTGGATTTGTCATTGATAATATTTTTAAAATCGTTCCAGTTTAAATAAATATTTTCCATAATTACACCAAGGTATAGTAAATGATAAATTCAAATGTAGCAGCGGAGTTGCTTCCGCTTTTAATGCGCAGCCAAAGTTTTTCGGTTCCAGTTGAAGGATTTGTTACGGGCGCCAGGCTGTTAATAGCTCCGCCATAGTACACATCCAGGTCCCTGCTTTCGCCGGATGGGACCGAAGCGAAGCCTCTTAACTGTGTATCGGTTGTATTGCCAAGATTTTTAGTAAGCAAGTTGGGTCTCAATTCAAATGTGGCATTTTTGTCTTGAGAAATACAGGTGACATATGCGATCCAAATTTGTTTCCCACTAGGGATGGGAGAATTTGAGTTTGGGCCATAAGATAGAATGTCTACCCAAATCTCTGTTCCAGAAGAGGTAACAGATCCGATACTGCTTAGCTCAAAAATAGGTAATTGCTGTGCCATTTTATTCCAAGGTATAGTTTAGACTATAAAGATAAGAGCCTGGAGTTGAAGATTTACTTTTTAGCTTTAACCAAAATTTTTCAACTCCAGAACCTAATACCGATGTTGTGTGTAGTGTGTTGTTTTTATACATGTCCAGGACAACCGTACCGCTTCTGTTGGATGCTGATATGCTTCCTAATAGTTGCGTATCGCCATCTACTCCGCTATTTTTAGTTGCTAAATTAGTCCTTACTTCAAAGGTGATCGATTTGTCGGGACTGGTAGCTTGAAGGTTACCAAACCAAATCTTATTGCCTACAGGAATAGTGCCCAAATCAATGTACAAGCTAAGACCTACAGAGCCACTATTCGTTTGGTTAGTGGTAAAAATGTTGGCTCCTCCTCCTCCTCCTCCTCCACTTGTTTTAGGCATTAAATTTCATTCCCCGCAAATTCGGCCCAAACAGTACCTTTGGCTAGAGAAGCTTCTATCGTAATTTTAAATACATCTCCCGCCATCCCTATTGCTATGCCGTTTCCAAAATTCATAGAAGTTGTAGCATCGCCCTGACCACCGTTCATCATGGTTGTTCTGAATTGTGTAACCCATGGGCCACTGCCGCCCGTTTGTTTTTTAACTCGAACGTACATCATTGCTTGGGCATCGTAGGATGCAGCAAAACTGGTTATAACAAAGGTTTTACCCGTTGGCACCGTATAGGTGGTACTGGACAAATCGAATTCGTTACGACTTGTAACGCTGGCTTCGTTTTGCCTAAAAACACTAAGGCCCGCTCCGGCCCCTACAGCAATTGCGATACTGTTAAGTATCGTGATGACGTCTTGGTCTATGACTTTTAATCTATCGGTAACATTCCCAATTTTAGTTGACGTTGATGCTCCAGTGATCTGAATTTTTAGATCACCGTTGGCGTCAATAGACAAGGGCACAGTCTCAGTTCCAGTTGGATCTGATCCTACAATTCTAACTGCTTCCGTTGCTTGAATACTGTTTAAATCAGCCATTTATAGCTATTAAACCTCGTGACCACTAATAGTAGAATATACGTCTTGAGCCTGGTTATCTTTATTGGTACGAATTACTCTTACGCGAACTCCCGCTCCCACAGAAACATTCTCGTCAATTGGGATCAGGATATTAGGGTTGGCAGTAGAGTTAAAGCCTACAAATCTAGTTGCGAATACGCCGGTCCCTGCCCCAGTTTCTATCTGAACTTCGATTTTGAGTTTACTTGAAGCTGAAGCCCAAACCCGACTCAATTTCAATGTCTTGAGGGCGGTAACTGTATAGTCGTGATTATTTGTACCGCCAGAGGCTAGGCTGGCTGAGGTGTTGTAATCATTTATTTCCGTACCCTCACTATCAACAGATGTTATGGGTAGCGGGTTTGAGGCAGAAAAAGCATTTCCATTCTCATCGTGAAGGCTAACGTCGAGAGCGCGAACGTCGGTATCTACTGTGCCGGTCTTAGCAGTAACTCGCTGAGTTTGCGTAGTATCGCTTGGAGCTACGTCGCGTACGCTTGCAATAATACCAGAGTTGCCTGGTTTTGTATTGTTCGTAGCATCATAGACTCCATCTGGAGTAAGTGCTCCAAGCTCGGACGTACGAATTACCCTATCTACTGCTGACGGATCATTTCCATGAATTTCTACGTGTGCATTCTTGTCCGAGTCTACCGTCATCTGATTGATTGCAGGACTAGTGCCATCTACTATTTTGACGTGTACTCTTTCGTCTGTACCGTCCGCCTCTGTTCTGACTGGCAAGCCGCTATTGTAATCTGACATCTCTCATCTCCTTATTTCTACTTTTCTAGATCTTGGATCTCTTTATTTAACTGTTCTACCCTTTCATCCTGAACTCGAATGGAGTTCTTAAGTCTCTCGATTTGATCAAGAGCCTCTTCGATCTTGAGTTCTTGTTCGGCCTTTGCAGCCTGAACGCGAAGGATCTCAGTCTTCCGTTTCTTGATCTCTAAGCTCAAGTTCATATGATTTTCCTCATATTAAAGATTGCCATCGTATTAAATATCTATATGTACCAAGCAGTTGCGTTGAAGTCTCCGGCCATAGGTCTTGTATGAATAATGCTGATCTTAAGTACGTCTCCGGCCAATAGATTTAGGCCATTAGCAAAATTCTCAAAATCAAACTCCACATTGAATTTGGTATGCCATATTCTTTTTTTAGATATGACGATACTGTTTATCTTAAGCCTTACTTCGGCTACGTTAGTGCCGGATACTTCCACTTTTTGAAACCTCTTTTGACCCAAAGGAGGAACTGTAACTGTCAGAACATCAGTTTCTACGCTTGAGGGAATTGCTAAAACTTCGGAATATACATAGGTTAGACCGGAGGTCGTAGTGGCTCCCCCGAGGATCACAACATTGATAGATCCATCGGGGTTAACCCCCATCTCGTCGGCTCCATCGCCTATCCTTACGGAGTCGTGAACATCGCCCGCATCTGGATCATTGTCTTTATGGGATAGCTGAACCTCAAGTTCAGCGTTTACCGTTCCGATGTCGATAGATCCATCCGATAGCTGAACAGGGACTGGGTTTTGGGTATTATAATATTGACCAAACTCATCAACATTAATGACTCGTTTGGCGACGATAGGCTCTTCTACGTAAACGGCGCGTTCGTGCTCATCCGGCTTAATACCAGGGCGATCCTGCTCTTCAGCGCCTACCACAGCGCTGTCTGCGACCAGGTAAGCGGATATATCTGATCTTTTACCGATTCCACCTTCGGGGGGGAGAGGGCCTACGTAGAAACTATTAAGGGAATCGAATCGCTTGATTTCGAAGATCTGGGAGGACTGGGTATTCGATCTTATGTAAACCTTCTGTTTTACATAGAAGCCGCGTATATCGGCTACCTGTACTAGGCCATTCGCTGTGCCATTTGCGGTCAAAGCGCGTGGAGGTATGCCTATACGCTTCTTTTCGATGAACATTTTCCCTAACCTTTTCCTACTGCTTAGACCGTTCTAAACAGGCAACTTGACGTTACCAATTAAAGATTGGGGCTCTTAAAAAGAAAAGGGGTGGCTTTTTAGGGCCACCCCTGCTTCCCAAATATAAGTTTCAACTAAGGTGTTAGGGAAGCGAAACTGCGCCAGACTCTTCCTGGTCTCCAGATTCGTCCGTAACCTTCAGTCCGGTGTAGGTAACCGACACACGGCTGGTTTGGCGAGCATTCACTCCCGTATTGTAGGAAGTAGGAACGCAGCCAATTGCTGTCATGATCAGTTCCCCAGTTTGACGATCTCGGATGGAGATAGTCACTCGACCGAGGTTCAGGAGATCCTGAAGCTTCGGAAATTTGGGAAGGACGTGAGCGCCTTGCCCGATTACGCGAAAACCGTTACAGTTGATAGCAACAGCCTCGTACGCAGTCTGAGTGATTTCAGCAGGTCCAAAACGACCTAGAATATGAATCGGCTCTACAGTAACGTTAGCTCCGTAGGTGCAAGATTCAAAAATTCCAACCACTTGGTTATCTACGCTTAGGACGGCTCTGCCACCAGTCATTGTTTTTGTTGGCATTTGATTTCTCCTTTACCTATTCTTAAGCCTCAGCCGACGATTGAACTTGCGAAATAGTCAGTTCAATTGGGATGAAGTAAATCGTTGTACTGAGTTTGATCTCGACCGAAACAAACATCGTTGGGCCAGAGATTCGAACCTTGGCACCGCGATATCCGAGCGGAGCTTCATCGTCAGCCGTGATGGCCTTGATTCGGCGATACTCTTCCATCTTTGTTGCGATGAAAGCAAGCGCCGTAGCCGCATCAACATCAGCAAGGGACTGACCAACAAACGCTCTTTGCAGAGAGTCAGCAAGGTCGGCAGCGACGATGTCGGCAAGATACGTAGCTTGGAGACTGTTGTAAACAAAGTTCGTATCGAAACCGTACGTAGTCTGGTCAGATACCCATTTGCTTCCAGCAGTTTCTCTCTGAAGAATCAGGAGGCCAGCCAAAAGCGCATCTTCTACAGAGCCAGGGCTTCCGTTGTCGAAACCATCTGGATCCTTGAAGCTGATGATGTTTGCAAACTTATTCGTGATTCCTTTGTAGAAACCAGCAGCCTGCATACCAGCAGCAATACAGGCGCCCATCCAAGGCATGAACTCAACAACATTGCCTTGACTATCGACTTGGCTAACCTTTTGGAAGGTCATGCTGTGGCGATAGTTGGCAAGGGTTTGAGCCTTAGCCTTAGCGTCAACATAGTCTCCCCAGAAAGAGAGGATGCCCAGTCGGTATCTCTTCAGAGCAGGGACGCTCATCTTGAGATCGTGTGACTTGGTTGCAGCGTGAACTGCGTCAATCGTATAGGTAGAACCAGACTCAGTCAAGCCGTCAGCGATGTCGTCGGTCGCATCTCTACTGAAGAGAGGGATAACGAAATTCACAGACAGAGCTTCCAACTTAGTCAGGGTGTCTACGAAGTCTGCGGCGGTAGTAGAACCTTTAGCTCCACCAGCCAAGAACTCGAAGCTCGAAGAAGGAGAAGGGAGACCTTCAACTTCGTCAGCCGCAAAGTCTACCGCAGCACTGAGTGCGGCGGCTGCTTTGAAGTTAGCCAGCGACTTCTTGACTCGACCTGGCTTCAGAGAAGCGTTAGTCGAGCAGATGCCGATAGCCGAAACCTTATCAAGGTTTGCAGGCTTAAGCTGTTGAGCAACCGTAGCAGCAGACGCTGAATAACCAGGCTTGCTTGCGATGAATGCCGCAAGGTCGGCAACCGTAGCGTATTCGCTGATATTGATGCTCAAGTTTGCGCCTGCGCCACCAGTAACAGTCGTGCTGAGAGTGTTGCTGGAGATGCTCAGAGTAGCCGTGGTACCATCGTACCCGACTTCAAGAGCAACTTCACCTTTAGCTTCCAAAGTCTCGTTGAGACCGATGTCTTGGCGAACAACGTTCACTTCAACATTAGCTTCAGCAGAGCTGGTATAGAGACCTTCGCTCAAATTCAAAAGAGCAAGATCGCCAGGGCTTGAATCGATAAGCTCGAAGCTCTTACCCCATCCCTTACGGTAGGTAGCAGAATCGGTATCGATCTTCAAGTTCAGCGTATCGGTAGCTGCACCTGGGCTTGCGGTGATGCCAGCCGGAAGAAGTCCGTTCAACTCCGTAACAAGGGTGCCAATAGTAGCATGGCCACCAGTTCCTAGAGTGACAACCGCTTCAGCTCCACCGTTCAATCGGAGGGTAAAGCTTGCGCCATCAAGAGCAACGCCAAAAGCTGGGATAGCAGCCGAAGATTCCGCTTCAGGAGTTTCTTCGAGCTGGCTTGCAATGACCTTGAATTTGGTTTGGTTTCCACCAACTCCCCAGTTCTTAGCTGAGAGAGTTCCGTAATCAGTATCAACTACAGCAGAAGCTTTTGAGCCAGCATTCGTCTTCAGGATGTAAACCCTGGTAGCTGAGCCAACAATGTTGGCATCAGCAGAAGGAGCTGAAAGGGCTCTCATAGCGTCAACGATTGGACCGGAGACGTATTTAGCTTCCACCAGATCGGCTTGATCAGGAGTGAAAAAGTTTTCTTTTAGATCCTCACTCTCGAAATGAGCGCCACCAGCCGCTTCGCCGATAATTGCGATAACGCCAGTGTTCGCTACTCCGACCGGAACAGACTTAACGGAAACGTTAGGATATGCTCCAGGGATCGATGTATTGATGAACGAGGTAGTTAGTCTTTGTGCCATGTTTGCCTACTCCCTTACTTTCTTAGACCAAAATGGGCCAGACCTTCTTCAAACAAATGAGGCTGGTCGTAGCCTGAAGATTTTAAATGTGCCCAAATCACGTTTTCTAGTTCGCGTGGGCGATTATACTGCTTGCGAACTCTAGCCCAAAACTCAGAGAACGCATCTCTTGCGCTAAGTTCTTTAACGCTGAGCTTTGTAGGAGCAGTATAGTTCTGTTTGCTTTCTTCCAACTTTTCTCGAATGTCTTCGATTCGAGTCTTGTTTTCAGGATTTCGCTTTCTTCCCATGATTACTTGCTCCCCTTCTCGGCTTTGGCCAAACGCTTTCCGCCGATGTGCTCCATAAACTTTTTCAATTTGATGGGCTCTTTATTGGATCGCGGAATAGCTTTTTCGTTAGCCTTAGGAGTTTCCTGAGAAGGAACTTTAATATCGGCAACTTTCGCAGAGGTTTGATTTTGAGGCGCAGCCTTTTCAAGAGGTTGTTCTTCCTCTTTTTTCTGAGACTTCGCCATGTGTCCCTGCGCTTTTGCCTTGATTTTTTCAAGCAAGGCTACCGCAGCTTCTTTTGCATTATATTCTTTTTTAGTCACAGTATGCTCTCCTAACCTAATAAAGATTCTTGCCTCAAAAAAAATCTTTATATTTCAACAAGTTACTTACCATCCTCTGATTTGGGGAGGTTTGGCTTATTTCCTTTTGTTTCAGACAAAATTTCTTTCGCAGCTCTTTTGGCACCATCAGTATCACCACGGCGAACTCTAATACCTTGTAAACTTTGCTCTTTTGCGTCTCCCATGTGCCCATGCATGCCAACTTTTACTGTGGGATTGACGCCTCTTTCGTGAAGGGGCCTATTCTTCCCAGGCTCGCCGTGCTCAGATTGACGCTTTTGTTCTTTCTTTTGCATGAAGGACTTGAGGGGCTTCATCTTGGGAACGCCGTTTCCACCCGCTGGCGCGGCTGGGGCTGCGGCGGCTGCTGGAGCACTAAATGGTTTTGGAGGCTTTTGAGGGGCTTGGCCCAATTTGGCCTGCGCATTTGATTGTTTTTGTTGATGAATTTCAGATACGCTCACATCTTTGTGTAGAACGCCTTCGGATGGAGCTGGAAGGTCTTTTGAGGGCACTTGAGGCTTGTTATTGGGATCTCTGATATCGGCCACAATGTGTCGAACCGAATGGGCTCTAGCCGCCTTACCATTTTGGTATGCTTTAAAGATCGCCTTGTGGAGTGCCTTTTTTAAATTGTCTTTGACGCTCATAAACTAAAGATTACCTCTTTTACTCACTCATCCACCGTAGTCCACGGTTCATCCTCATCGTTGAGAAACTCAGGCGCGGCTTGGCTAATGATCTTGATTCCGCCTTTAAAACCCTTCTCTTTGGAGGGCTCACTCTTCAAGGCAACGGATTCGATGACTC